GAAAATGAAGGAAGCATTCCTGAAATTGACATCAAAGTAGATTCAATCGCTATCACAGCTGTAACCAAGAAGTTGAAAGCAAAGTGGACTCCTGAATTGGGACAAGACTTAAATGCCTATCACAACTTGGATGCTGAAGTAGAATTGACTTCTATCCTTTCTGAGCAAATTGCTTTAGAAATCGATCGTGAAATTCTTGCTGATCTTGTAAATGGTGCAACTGCTGGTAGATACTATTGGTCTCGTTCACCAGGTCTTTTCGTTAATCGTGAGACAGGTGCTGAGATTGGTAGTGGAACTTCTGCTCCTGACTTTACAGGTACAGTTTCGGAATGGTATGAAACCTTGATTGAAACGATCAATGACGTTTCTGCTCAAATTCACAGAAAGACCCTTCGTGGTGGTGCAAACTATGTTGTTTGTGGTCCTGAAGTTGCTAACATTCTTGAGTTTACCTCTGGATTTCGTGCTAACATTACTGCTGATGCTGATAAAGGCGACATCGGTGCTGTTAAGACCGGTTCATTGTCTCGCAAGTTCGACGTAATCGTTGACCCTTACTTCCCAAGAAACGCTATTCTTGTTGGACGTAAAGGTGGTTCTTTCTTGGAATCAGGTTATGTTTATGCACCTTACGTGCCTCTACAAACCACACCTACAATATTTGGACCAGATGATTTTGTTCCTCGTAAAGGCGTTATGACCCGTTACGGTAAGAAAATGGTTCGTCCTGATATGTACGGAATGGTTATCGTTCGTGGACTTCTTGGAGAGCCTGGTGGCACATAGTCATTAGTTCGCTTTAAGATCTACAAAGACGGCCTCAAGCATTGCTTGGGGCTTTTCTTATATAAGAGACTATTTATAAGGTAAAATAAAGGAGATTATAATGCCCGCACCTCATGTGAAAAGAAAAAGAGCAGCAGCCATAAAAAAACTAAGAGATGCTGCCGAAGCTAAAAAGAATGCTGAAATGGATGCAAAGAAAGATGCCGAAGCTGCTAAAAGAAAAGCCGAAGCTGAAAGAGCTGCTCGAAAGAAAGCTCAAGAAAAAGCCAAGAAGAAAGCAGAACTTGATGCTCAAAAGAAAAATGAAGAAGTTGACAAGAAAAAAACAAGCAAATCTCGCAATACACGAAAGAAAAAAGTTAATCCCGAGTAACAAAACTAATAAGATTATTGTGTTAGTCCTCCGTTAGCCCCTAGCTCTCTAATTGCTTGGGGCTTTTCTCGTGAGTAAAACTAATTACTGGGAACGGAGATATACTGCATGTCATTACCAACTTTAACACCAACATCAACAACCTCGGCAATTGTCCTTCCATCGCTAGGAAGTGCAGCTAATGTAACAGCAGCATTGCCTCTTGGAGTATATGCTGGTTCTCAAGAATTCTTAACTGGAGCTGCTGCTCAAGTTGCTTTTACTTACAAAAGGCTTGGCGGAGATGTACTAGATATAGAGCTCACTGAACAGAACGTCTATGCGGCTTATGAAGACGCTGTTCTAGAGTACTCCTACCAGATCAACCTCTATCAATCAAAGAACGCTTTAGGGAGTGCTCTCGGCTCTCCAACAGCCTCTTTTGATCATCAAGGGGAAGTAACAGCCGGAGCAGATGGCGCATCTCTAAAATATCCTAAATTTACATTCGATTATGCTTTCAAGATGGGAGACAAGTTTGCAACAGAAGCTGGCATTGGTGGAACCGAACCAATTTATAGTGCCTCATTCGATAGAGTCTCAGAACAACAAGATTATGATCTACAAGCAATAGTGCAAGCAAATCCAGAATTTACCAGTTTAGTCGGTAACAAGAGAATTAAGATAAGAAAAATCTTTTATATTTCTCCAAGACAGATGTGGAGATTCTATGGATACTATGGCGGACTCAATGTTGTTGGAGATATGCACACTTATGGACAGTATGCAGATGATTCTTCTTTTCAGGTAATTCCAGCTTGGCAAAACAAAGCACAAGCAATAGCCTATGAAGATCACCTCTATACAAGAACATCACACTATTCATACGAGATCATAGATAATAAGCTAAAGCTTTATCCCGCTCCAGACACAGTGTCACCAGAGAAGTTTTGGTTTAGATTTACAATCGAAACGAATTCTCCATTTGAAGATGACGTCGAGTCAGGACAAAGCGGCGTAAACAACATGAACACGCTTCCATTCCAAAACATTCCTTACGAAAGTATCAACTCAATCGGTAAGCAATGGATAAGAAGATTCTCCTTGGCTCTTTCGAAAGAAACTCTCGGACAAATTAGAGGAAAGTTCGGAGGAAGCATACCAATACCCGGAGACAACATAACTCTCAATGCATCTGACTTACTAAGTCAGGCAAAGGACGAGCAAACAGCTCTTCGCGAGGAACTTAAAAAGATATTGGAAGAGACAACATATGACAAGCTTATCGAAACAGATAAGAACATGGTTGACAATCAAAATGCAATCATAGACAAATCACCTCTTGGAATATTCGTAGGATAGGTAGATGAAAATTATAATGGAAAATTGGGAAAGGTTCTTAAGAGAAGAGAGTAATATAGTTATTTCTATGATTAAAGATATTAAAAGTTGGAATCTTAGCTCTTGTTACGAAATAAATTCAAGACTAACCAGTGGTTTTACTATAGAACATAGATTGAACTGCTTAGGCATCGGAACAGATAAATATGTTTTTCAAGATTCTGAAAAATCTGGCTTTGTTTTAAAGTTTGAAAAACAGAATCCTATAAAAGAAAATTCAACCATGGAAACAGTTGTCTGGAAATATCTCCAAGGAACTCCATTTGAAGACATCCTAGCGCCAATAGAGAAAGATAGTGATGGTTATTATTATATGAAACTAGGAACAGGCGGTGGAGATATCAGAGAGATAGAAAACAGACTTATAGAAATAGCAAGTAACAATAAATTTAAATTTAAAGATTTGGAATACTATTTCTTATCAGATGCCAACAGTTCTAATATAAGGAAGATAGAGAATACTTCTGTTTTGATAGATTATGATGATAGCTGGCCTTGGGTTTTTAAAAACAAAGAAATAATAAATAAAATCAAGGATAACTCAAATGGCAGATGACAAATGGGAAAAACTTGATGCTCCTCCGCCTCCAATGTTTCTTGGAGAGAAGGAAAGAAATCTTGTAAAGCAAGTTAATGACGAAATCATCGAACGTGTTGTTGGACAACAGGTCCTCTACTTTCCAATCGACATCGAGCACACAGACTTTCATCTATTATATGGAGAAGCAATAGAGAAAACCTTTATGCCACCCGTTAGAGTGTATGCAAGGGTTGAATATCAAGGAGTTGAGACAAACGTCGTTGACAACCTTGGCTTAGACAAAAAGACAGGATTAAAAATAATGTTTCATAAAAGAAGACTTACGGAAGATCAGAAACTATTTGTTAGAGAAGGCGATTTCGTAAGGTATGGATCCATATTCTACGAAATTGTTAAAACAAACGAACCAAAACACCTATTCGGTCAAGCAGATACTCAGTTTGAGATTGTTGCTGATTGTATAAGAGCAAGAGACGGAGTCTTCAATGCAGAATAAATTCCCAGCATCAACATTAGAAACAATAGACACTGGTATCTTTGAATGGGTTGACGAGATATTGGATCTCCACACAAAGACAAACCGTGGAATCTACAAAGTTCCAACAATATGGCTTGGAACAGAGCGTGTTTGGCAAATAAAGAACGATATCCGCTTCAGAGACAACGTTGGGAAGCTAATCTTGCCAATTATCTCTATTAACAGAGACTCTGTCGCTAAAGACCCCACATTCAAGGGTGCATTCCAAGCCCATATGGCAGAACAAAAAGGATATAAAGGTGGAGCGCACGAAGTATCCAACGAGATCAATGGAGAGAAGACAAGAAACTTCCAAAACAATCTAAAACCCGGAACTCAAGAGACAGGATATGTTGATGAGAATCATTTGGTTGTGAAGAACTATTATACAGCTCCAATTCCTTCATATGTTACGATAAACTATAGCATCACCTTGCGCACAGAATTCCAACAACAAATGAATGACCTATTGACTCCTTTCATAACGAGAACAGGTCAGATTAATGCTTTTATTTTTACAAAAGACGGACACAAGTATGAAGCTTTCATTCAACAAGACTATGGAATGAACAACAACTCAACAAACATTGGAGAAGATGAGAGGATGTTTGAAACAAAGGTTACTATCAAGACGCTTGGCTATCTAGTTGGAGAAGGCTACAACAGACCTCGTCCCGTTTCTGCCAAAAGAGAGAGC